TTCGCCTAGTTTTGCTACGTCTGCGTTTAGTCTGTCAGAGCTACCATAGTAAGTCTTCCAATCGCTTTCTTTGTAGCCTCTACGTTTATTCTTCTTGCCTTTGAGTGGTGGCTTGGTAGTTTTAAACTTTGCTAGTTTTTTGCCTATGTATTTTTGATTGTTAGTTAAATTGGTAATAAGATAAACAAATCCTTCGTACTCGTCTGGTATTTCAGTTATTTCTTTACCTTGATATGTCCAATTCATACTGTATGTATTATGAGATTATATTTTTGATTCCGTTTTTGGTTTGCCTATAGTTTGTTGCCAAGCACCGCCAAACATTTCATTTAGATATTTTGACGGCCACTTGTGTAAGCCTTTATTGTGTTCTTCTATATTATTAAACATTTTATAAAAAATGTCAATTGATTTTTTATTATTTGACGCTTGTATTTCGTGTAATAATTTTTCGTTGCGTACTCTTCTAATATACGCTTGTTGTTGTTCAGGAGTAGACTGTGTAGGCCAATCCTCTAAGTCTTGTTTGTCCATCCAGTTGTTGGCAATATCTATCCAGTTTACATCGACAAATAGTGAAACATAACCTATGCAACTGTCCATACAGTTTGCCATGTTGTAATATTTTTCTTTTACAAGTTGTTTATGATTTAGTTCTTCACCAATGCGTCTCATGTCTTGCCAAAAATGATTATTACCTCTATTGCTCAAAGTATAATGAACTGCTGTATAATCTGCAATGTCTTGAAAGTAATTATTCATTTTACGATTGTAATAATCTTTATCCAAGTCACGTTGATGCATCCAAGCAACACGTTTTACACTTGCAATAATACTAGCAACAGCATTTGCTTCAAGAGGATCTGAAAATGATGCTGACATTCCAATAGCAAAACAGTTTCCGACATTTGGAGTTTTTAATCTTCCAGGTTTCCATTTTAACAAACGTGGTGGACGAATATTTCGATCTCCAATTTCATTTTTAAACCATTCAAGTGCTTCGTCGTCGCTAAAATATTCGTCACTGTAAACTAATCCAGTCCCCATACGAGCATCGAGGCAAATTTTAAATTGCCAGCCCATGTCACGTCTAATGCTTCTTGTATAGTTAACAAATTCAGCATCTTTGTCTTCATAACGTATTGGACAAACCCAAGCACTATTCATTTTGTTTGCAGGGTTTTGTATAAATTCGTCTGTTAGTTTTCCAATTAGCAATCTACCTAAACCTGTGCAGTCCATCCATAAGTCGCTGGTGACTTCTGTTCCATCTTCAAGTACAATACTGCTAATGCCTTTGTCATCTGTGTTTACAGTTTCTACGTGTGCAATAGTTTCAATTACGCCATATTTCTTGCAAACATTTTCAATTAACCAAGGTGCAGACTTTTCCGCATCAATGTGATAAGCATATGATCCTGTAGCAGGAAGTTGATAGTTGCCATTGTCGTCAAAGGGCATTTTTAAATCTTTACAATATTGATAACCTTCGCTATTATGATGATACACATCTAAGTCTGGTGCTGTGCCATTGCGGTAAACATCTAACCATACATCACTTGTTCTCAAGTCCTCTGGCCCAACTTGAGAAACATTTTGCCAAATTGTTTCTTTGTTGTAGTAGTTGCTCCAATAAAAATTACGCAAAACATCTTTACCACCATCGGCTGTATCTGTCCAGTCTTCCATGTGGTTTCCATACTTGAATAGGGCATTTGTTTCTTGCATAAAACGTTTTTCGTCTATACCTAATGCACCAAACATTCCGGGTAAGTGAGGACTAATACTTTCACCAACACCAATAGTTCCTACTTTAGGACTATGAATCATTTCAACAGTTGCATTAGGAAATTCTTTTGCTAAGAATGAACTTGTTAATGCTCCTGCAAATCCACCACCTACAACTGTAATCTTCATTTTTTCTTTTTCCTTTGATGATTGGCTTTGCCAATGTTAACAGCCCACTTGCCACTAGCACGGATCTCAGCCAAGTCTGTTTTGTATCGTTGCCTTGCTTCTTCTGCTCTAGTTTTACACAACGCAATCAGTTCTCTAAGTTCTCTTCTTATTCTACGCTTGCTGCGCTCGCTTGGAAGTCTTTCAAAGTCTTCACTTGCGGACAAATAATCAAGAACCTTCTGCATTAATTTATCATGTGTGTCGTCTGTCATTCTATAATATCGATATCGTTTTCATATGAAGTAAATCCATTTTCTTTGATAACTTTCATAACGTGATTAACTCTGCCAACAAGTTCGTCTTTGTGCGAAATAAGAAATACATTTTTCATACGCTCTCTGCCCATCTTTTTAAGTACAGCAAGCGCACCTTCAACTCCGGCAGTGTCCATGCCACTGTCAATAAGTTCATCAATGAACAGCAAGTTTACACCTTGGTACAATGATTCCCAAACGTCTCTAAATGCAAAACTCATTCCTAGTATTAGCCTGTTGCGTTCGCCTCTGCTCAAGTTATCAAAGTCTAAGTCTTGTCCTAGTTGTGTAATCTCAACTGACAAATCGTTTTGGAATTGTACTTGATGTGGTAAGCCTAGTCTGTCTAAATAATATGTGAGCCTGTTGTTTAGGTACGCTAGGTTTTGATCAATAATCTTTTTGCGTATAAAACTGTCTTTGTTTGTTAATAGTTTAAGAAGAAAGTCCTGATGTTCACGCAAACTAGTCAAGTCGTTTACCGGTTGCCAATCAATTTCTTGTAATGCAGTATCGGTTAAATCGTTAATTTGTGCTTGATAAGGATCTTCTTCTTGTTGTTTACTTATCAATGCTGCACGTAAATTATCTACATTATTTCTATGTTCGTATGCTTCTTTTGCACTTTCGTAAAACGTATTTGGTCGTCCGTTAATATCACCAATTTCATTTAACAATTCCATAGTTGCTTCTAACTTATCAGCAACTTCAGTTTGATATGCAAATGCATCAGTTAGTTCTTTTTGTTTTTTGTTTTCAATCTCTGCTTTTTTATCTGCATGAAGTTCTTGTCCACAAGTGTAGCACATAGCATCGTCAAGTTCAGAAATATCTTTTTCTGCCTTGTTAACACTTTTAGTCGCTCGCATAAGAGCTCCTTCTAATGTTGCTTTTTCTTTATTAAAACTTGTAATACGATTGTTAAGTTCAGTCCAATTGGTTAGCTTGTCGTGTGCTTCTAATTCTGCATCAATGTCAAGTTTTTCAAGTTCTTCAATGCCGAGTTTTAATTTTTCTTCGTCAGTTTTTCTTTTTGAATTCCAAGCACGTTGTCTGCCTGCAAGTGTTTCAATACTTTGTTGTATTTTTTTATTACTTGCTTCAATTGTATTGATCTTTAGTGTTGCTTCGGTGATACCGTCCTTGGTTTGTTTAACCTTTTCTTTGAGCATGTCTGCTTTTTCAGTAAGGATAGTAATGCCTAATAGCTGTTCAATCACTGCACGTTGATCATTGGCTCGCATACTCAAGAACGGCTCGGTGTAGGTATTAAGTGCAACAATATGTTTGAACATATCGTGGCTCATGTCTAGCAATCCATCAATTTCTTTTTGTGTTTGACGGCTATCGCCTTGAGATTCGTCTATATTTTCTTTTTGTTCATGGTCGTTGATATAAAACTTGAGAACATTAGGAGATCGTCCACGCTCGATGCGATATTTGTTTCCGGCTTTCTCAAAATTTAGTGTGACCAACATGCCCTTACTGTTGGTTTTGTTTATTAAATTGTTTCGCTTGATGTTAGTTAGTGCTTGGCCATACAATGCATACGAAAGTGCATTAATAATAGTAGTCTTGCCAGTACCATTGCGTGAGCCGGTATCGTCTCCGCCTTGGTCTAAGTTTTCACCAAGCACTAGAGTGAGTTGCTCCTTGTTGAAGTCAACTGCTTGGGTCACATTGCCCACACTCATGAAGTTTTTTACTGTTAGGTCTTTAATTTTTATCATGCTAACTCGTTGTAAATATCTAATAATAGTTTTTTATTGAACTGTTCACTGTCGATAGCTTGTATCTCGTTGCTTACAATTTGATCAACACTTTCAAACTGTTCAATGTCTAGGTTAGTATTAATTTCCTCGATGTGTTTTTGAGGAATTAGTGTAATATCTCTGCAACTGTATGTTTCCATAAAAGTTTCTTTGATGTATGTTGCTTCTTCAAAGCTGATATCAATATCAAGAGTGACTCTTAGGTACATGCTTGGTTTAATTAGTGTATCTTTTTGATCAATCAGTTGAGATAGTTTAACTGTACGGTACTTAGGACACTCTGGCCAGTTGATGTACTCTGGCTCTGCATCGTTTTCACGATCCAGTATCATCATACCACGTTCGTCGTCCCAAGCGTCTGCATAGTTGTGTGGAAAGGCATTACCAATGTAATGAATCTTACCTTGCTTCTGACGTTTATGGAAGTGACCACTGAACACATACTCTTGATTCTTAAAGTGTTCAGCTTTTAGTTCTCCGTGGTCAGGCATCTGTACCATAGCGTTCATATAGAACGATGGGAGTTCGAAGTGACCAAACAAGTATTTTGCTTTTAACTTTTCGATCTTCCTCCACTCATCGCCGACTAACCACGGAACCAGTGCAACATCGTCTTGGACCATCATTTGATCTACAACGGTAATGCCTGGTATGTGTCTTGCAAACTCTGTTGAACTAATATCACGCTTGTCTTTGTAGTACAAGTCGTGATTACCGGCAAACATATAAAAGTTTTCGAACGCTGCACCTAACTTCTCTAACAATCTTATGGTTGTA